TAATTAACATACTGATTCATTTGTAATTCTCGTGGTAAATATTGAGGAAATGCTATAACGTTTTGTTTTGTAGGATTAGGCATATTTAAATAACAAAACTTTATTTTTTCTCCTTCTTTTACCAATTCACATTTTTTAGTTAATCCCTTTTCTTTAACTAAATGATTATATAATAAAGAACCTCTTACGTGAATAGGAGTTCCCTTTATGAAAATATTTTGAGCATCTTTATTCTTATCCTCGTATTTTCTAAGATTTGAAACACTTCTAGGAAAAGCAACAGCTTCAGGCGGTAACTTTTTAAATTCTTTCTTAAACTCTTTTAAAAATTCTTGAGTATCTTTTTCAGTACGAGTCATTATCAATTTAAAAGCTTCTTTAAATTTATCTCTACAAACTTCTGGAGTTGAAGATTTAATAGCTTCGATTCCCATTATTTTTAATTTAGGTTCAGAGTATTGTACACCTTCACTATTATGTACATTTAAAACATACCGCTTTTTGGCCACCCATATACCTCTATCAGCTATAACTTCTCTAGCCATAACCATTCTATTAGTATAAGAGTTCATTCTTAAATAAAATTTATCATAAGCTTTCTTCATTGCGGGTTCAAAATGCTCTTCGCATATCTTATCTAAAAATTTAACTGGATCTTTTGGATTTAATTTTTTTACTAAATCTCCGAAATTAACATATAGAGAATCAGTATCCATTGCTATAACATAATCCTTTTCAGTCTTTAAAAGATTTTGCATAGTTTTATTCATTTCCTTTTCAGCCCATCGTACCGCTAGCTGACCAGACAAGGTAATACCTTCTGCTAGTCTTTGATCAAAATATCTAAAATATTTATTGCCCATAGCACCATACAGTGAGTTCATTAAAAGTTTAATAGCTATTTGTTGATTTTCTAAATTGTTTATTTCATTATCTAAAGCTTTAGTAGGATTTTTTTGATATTCTTTTTTGGCAGCCAACATCATTTCTTTTATAGATGCACGTTCATCGTAATAGTCTACAATAATTTTTGGAAGAATACCTTGAAATGATTTAGTATAAGTTGAACCATTAGCAGCAACACAGTTATCGGAAACAACCGATCCTTCATTTAAATAAAGATCTACTCCATAGTCTTTCTTTTCAGAAGTTATTGTTTCGGGCGACATATTATTCTGTACAATAATATTTGGATATAGAGAATTTAGGTCGAAAGAGACAACCCAATCGTGCATTCCTGGATCTACTTCTTTTACATACCCGCCTGGGTAATCTGATTTAAATTTATCTTCTTTAGGCCAAGGAACTATCTTTTGTTTATTTAATTCTCGATATATAATTGAATCCCATATGGCAGTAGTGCCTAAAACATCATGATAATTAACACCACCTTTATATGCCATAGTCATAGCTAAAGTAATAAGACCCATTTTCTCTTCAAGTCTATCAACTAATTCAACATCTTTTATATTATAATCTATAAATTTCTGATGATCAGATTCATATAAGTTTTGAAGATTACCATGCTCTTCATACGATAATTTCTTTTCACCTAAAACTGTATGAGCAATATTATCAAGTTTATATGATTCTTGGGGGCCATAAGTAAATGCAAATTTTTTAAATAGTTCTAAATAATCTAATTGAGCTATACCATATAGCTCATATTTTTCATCTGGGTTTCCATTTATGTGTATAATATCTTTACGTACCCAACCCCAAGGGGACATTTTATTAGCTTGATCTTTACCTAATATTTTAGTAATTCTATTCATTAGATATGGTACGTCAAAAAATCTAATATGCCAACCAGTAATAACATCAGGACAATATTTTTCATGAGACCAAAATGATATAAATTTAGATAATAATTCTATTTCGTTTTTACATTTAATAAAAACTATAGTATTATCTTTCATATAGGATTTTTCTTTATCAAAGTCTTTTAAGGCCCACACATAATAAACATTGTCTATATTATTTTTAGTAACAATAGAGATTACAGGCTGTTCGGCCAAACTTGGTTCTGGGAAGCCATCGCTGGATTCTACTTCGATATCGAAAGAAGTAACATTAATTTTAGACCTATCAAACTTTATTTCATTAGGCCATCTAGAAGTAATGTACTGCGCTATATAATTTTGATTTCCATAAATTTTAAAATTAGAAGTGCCGACATAACGTTTAGTAAAGTTTGATGCTTCCTTTAAACCTTTGAATGTTATAGGTTCTACAGAAACTCCGTCTAAACCTTTCCATTCAGATTTTTTTTGAGATGGAAGAAATAAGGTAGGATCGAAAGAGACTTTTTTAGTTATTCGTTTACCGTCATCACTATAACCGCGATATAGTAAAGAATCACCTAATTTATTGATATTAGTATAAAATGACATATGTATATTATATCAAAAATAAAAACAAATGTAAACCATTATTTTTAGTCGAGTGAAATAAAATCGTAAGTTACTCCAGATTCTTCAAATAATTCCTTAGTTAATTCCCAAGATTCTTTCCACTTAGAAGGAATTTCTGTTACTTCCATAACAACTCTTCTAACTCCAACTTGAATTACTCCTTTAGCGCAATCAGAACAGGTTGGGAGGCCTGTTACATATAAAGTAGAACCGTCTAAAGATACTCCATTATAATTAGCATTATAAATTACGTTCATTTCACTATGAACTACATATTTATATTTTACTTCTTTATTTGCTAATCTATATTTAGTATCTGCTATGCCTCTTGGAAATCCATTATACCCCTGAGATAAAACTTGGCCTTTACTACCAATAGCGACAGCACCAACTTTAGAAGAGGGATCTTTAGACCATGTTGCTACTTCTTTAGCTAGTCTTAAATATCTTTTATCCCATTTTAACTTATTACCTCTAAATTCTCTATCAAATTCAGTATTAGTTATAGTCATCACAAACTCGCTTTCTCAAATCGGTAGTCGAAAATCTATGGTCTCTTTTATTAAAATATAATTCAATACCACGATTTCTACATTCATCTTTTCCGGTGAAATCTTTTTGTCTATATTCCTCTCCTAATATTCTAACATCTATAGGATACATATTAATAATATCAAGTAAGTCGGCTTCAGTTTTATAAATTAACACTTCGTCAACATATTTTATAGCTGCTATCTGAGCTTGTCTTTCTACAATACTTTGAACCGGCTTATTTTTCTCAGGTCGATCTATTGATGGATCTACTTGCAGGGCACAAATTAAGTAGTCGCACTGAGTCTTAGCCTCTCTTAACATGACTATATGACCTGCGTGGAGAAGGTCAAAGGTTGATGCTGTAAATCCAATTCTCATACTATAATTATATCACAAAAAAAGTATTTTGTAAATACCTTTTTATTAAGCCATTGCTATAGCGGCCTCAAATGTTTCGGTGTTTCTTCGGGTCCAACCACGACCAAAAGTTTCAAAAGTTCTTAAAGATTCGTAATAACCTTGTCTCTCTTTTCGATATACAGCTATAGCTCTTTTAACACCACCATTTGCTGCTATCCATTCATCTAAAGCGCCTAATGTGCCTGGTCCTATTGCACCATCTGCAGTAGCTCCTACCATGTTTTGGAGATACTTAGCAGCACGGCTAGTACCGGCATTGACACCGAAATCAAATACACATAAATCAAGACCAGCTGGAAGCTGATCACCTTTAACTCTGTCCCAATAATTCTTGCGATATATTGGCTCGACATCTTCATTTGTGAGTTTCTTCATGGCGTCTGCATCAACTTCTTCGCCAATCCACCTTTCATAGACCTTTTTAGTAACTCCTAAATTAGTTATACCGCCAGGGTCTTTAGGATGGTTAACATAACCTCCTTCATGATGTAAGATAGTCTCTAAACATTTTTCCCAATTTTCTACAGCCATGTATAAATTCCTTTTTGTTTAATTAATGGGGTCCTTATCGTGTTCACAATTAACACATACATCGTTAACACAGTCAGGACATTCTTTGTCGCAATGACATTCATGACCACAGTTTTTGCATCCTTCAGCCATAAATTCCTCCTCTTAATAATGGGGGTAG